TATATTCAAAGGCTCTCGTAAGTATGCTTGGGATAACTTGATGAAGGAAGAGCTAAAGGAAGGTTTGACTAGTGGTAATATTAGTCCTACAAAAGCAAAAAACTTTCTTGATAACCTACGAAAACTAGATTTAGGTAATGGTGTTAAATTTGCAGACGCTGAGGTTGGTAACTCTATTAGTGATTTTTACAACTACATAGAAGACCAAGGAGCGGTTTTGGAAAAGAGAGGAGCAGAAGAGGATGCTTTAAAGTTTGATATGCTGACAGGAGGTTTGGTAGATCAGTTAGCAGAGGCATTAGGGACTGGTAACACTGTTTCATCTGAAGATGCACGTAGGATTAGGGGGGAATATTTAAGCAGTGTCCCTCAGCATTTAAGAGCTAAAGCAGCGTCTTCTTTTTCTAGTATTCTCACAGATATTAATAAACCTGCAGACGATGCTACTAAGTTGATAGTAGGTAAGTTGGATACTTTTATAGACGAGGGCTTAGAGTTAGACGTAGCCGTGCAAGAGGTAGAGGGTGCTTTTAGGTTAGGACCAAGCGATGGTGGTATAACGGCACAAGAGAGGATTAGGTTACTCAAAAAGATAGAAGACGCTAGAGACTTTGACCGTTTAATCTATAAGGACGATTTTTATAAAAACATAATAACTGTTGATGAGGAATTGATAACAGGGTTTGTTAAAGAACGGGCAAGGTATGGTCCTGTTACATACGAGGTTGGTTACTTCACTGAATTAGGTGTACCTGACGACGTAGCAGTAGAGGACAGAAGTACAGATGATCGTAGTGTGTATCGGTCTATATTAAAGAAAAAAGGACCAGCAGCAGCTAAGGCTTTTGTTAACAGAAGGTACAACGCTTACGAGCAGCAGTTCAGATTAGCTTTTAAAGATAGATTTGACAGTTACGAAAGAAGTGTTTCTATGACACCTGAACAAGCTAAGGAAAGAGTACGAGAAGAAGCACAAGACATACGAGATAAAGTTTTTAAACAATGGGAACGAGAGTCAATTATACTTGCTAACAGAACTTATGGTTTATCAATTTCACTACCAAGGCATTTGGTTGAGGAGTTCGGTGTTGAGCGTTTCAGGAAATAATTAAGATGGCTAAACAAATAACAGGCACAGACGCTGATAAAGTTTTAACGGAAGAAGATCGTAAAAGACTCATAGAAGAGGTAACTACCCCCATACTTAAAGAAGCAGAAGAGCGTATGGTCGAAGGTGTACGCACTCGTAAGCCTGTTAAACCTCTTACTAGACAAGAACAGATAGAAGCCACACCTGAAGGAGAAATACCACAGCGACTACGACCCGGCAAACCTACTTCTGATAAGGTAGAAATACCGACAACTTTACCAGACCACGGTATTCGTTCTTTGTATTCAGATAGTGAGTTAATATTAGAAAGAGCAACTTCAATAACAGGCTTACCACCTGAGAGTCCTGCTAATCATTACATAGCCCAGACATTAGCAAAGGGTGATCCATTCAGTGCACAAGCGATGGACAATGCTAAAGAAGAAACCATGAAGTTGGTTCGTGCTGGTGTTATACCTAATCCTGACTACGAGGGTTTTGGAGGCTTTGTTAGCCAAGCTGTTGACGTAGTAGGACCAATGGCTGTTGAGATTGGTGGGCCTATGTTCACAGGTATTGTTTCGTCTCCTTTATTGTTAGCACCTGAACCGGTAACAAAAGCATTGTGGGTAGGACTTCAAGGAACGTCTAGTGCTTTCTTTAATATTGTAGCACAACAGATGCGTATAGGGTCAGGGATGCAAGAAGATACCTCCTATATGGAAGCTGTAGCAGCTGGTGGTTTTGGTTTAATACCGGGATTAAAGACGGGTAAAGATTTAAGCACGGCTGCTACCGTTGTTGTTAGAGGTGCTCAATCAGCTGGGATGGGGGTTGGTGAGGATTTGACACGACAAGGTTTGCAGGTGCTGTTTGAGGAAAGAGAGGGTATTGACTTAGAAGAAACCTTAACAGCGGGTGCAGTAGGTGCGGGACTTGGTGCGGGCCTTGGTCGCTTAGAAAAGTCATTAGTATCATACTCCCCCAAAAAAGACCCATCTGCTCCTATATTAAGAAAAGTTCTGCAAGATGAGTTAAAGCAAGTTAAGAAAGATTTACAAAGATCGGAGAAGCGTGGGGCAGTTAACAAAGCAGCTAGGGATAAAGTTAAGAAGATTGAGGATAAGATTAACGCTTTGAAACCTGATGAGGAAAGAGTGTTACAACAAGCTGTAGATGCTTTAGACGAAGCTGAGCAAAAACAAGCACAGGAAGTAGCGAAGGCTGCTAACGAATTTCAACAAAGCGAAGCTGCTCGAGTACTGAAAGAAAGTGATGTACAAGCTAAAGAACAGCCAGCTCCTAAACCTACTGAAGCTCCTACTGCAAAACCACAAGAAGAAGTCAGTGCTGACGCTAGAGAAATCGTAGAGGACTTTTTAACAGGAGGTGGTACTCGTGGTATTGATCCTGAAACAGGTAAGCCTAAAGACACTAAAGACGAGATTAAAGCTAGGTTACTTACGGATGACACGGAAAAACAACGATTAATAAATTCCGTACAAGATGCCATAAAGAGCGACTTAGAAAAAGTAAAGGGTGGTCGTGTAGGTAAAGTACAATACTTAGTAAAAGTACAACAGGAATTAGATAGTCGTTTAGGCAAGGAAGCTGGTAATGAACTAGCTCTTGTTATGCGGGCTTCTCAAGTAACAGACAACGCTGAAGTTGCTGACGCTATCGACCAGCTAGGAATACACATGGCAGCTAATGGTGCTATCATGGTGAAAGGATTTGATGATGTTCTTAAGTTTTTAGACGGTGCTGACTTAAATAATCCAGAAGTTATTAACGATGCGATGGTTAGTATTCACAAGTTGATACCAGCTATGATGGGTTGGAAGAAATCAGGCACTGCGTCAGGTCGTTTGTTGCAATCAAGGAAGTACACTAAAGATGTTCTCGAAGTAAAGCAGGAGCATTTAAAGGAGAAACTAGAAGGCAACTTAGTTAGTGATTTAAAAGCAGCTAAAGATTTAACGCCCGAAGAACTAGATCAACAACTTAAAACGTTTGGTGAAATAGAGGTAGTTAAGAAATTACTACAAGCTGTACAACAAGCTGACGATATAAGCGAAGTACGGGATATACTGGTAAAACAACAGGAAGCTTTTCAAAGCAAGTCTGCTAAAGAGGTTGCCCGCAAATTAGTAAACGATCCATACTCCCCTAACGAAAAAGGAACAGCAAGTGTTTACACTAAAGTTAGGGATGTGATACCGGACTTAGCTTATGGTAGTATGTTGAGCAGTCCTGTAACACACGCTAAAGTGGCTATATCTAATAGGTTGATGTCAGGATACCACAGTTTAGCAGGTTTTGTTGGTGCTAAATATATGGCTACTGTACCGTGGGCTAGAAATGGATTAACACGAGAACAGTTTGAGGAGGCAGGTCAATTTTGGTTACGAGCTGCATCTTCCTATGGCACTTTTTCTGAGATAGCTAATAAAGAAGCGTTACGTGTTTTAAAAACAGGGGACTCGGATTTACAATCACACTTTGAAAGAATAGGTGAGTCAGCTTTCTCTATGGAACGTACTGGAATTACAGGAGCTTTAGGGCAATCCATAGAAAATGTAGGTCGATTTGTTGATATACCGGGCAAGGCAATGGCAGCTATAGATGTGAGAACTAGATTGAATATAGCACACTCGATGACGTTGGCTAAAGCTCAGATGGATTACATAGCAGCAAAGAAAGCGGGTAAACCTGTCGGTGAATTTCAAGACTTCTACAACAAATTTGTTTCTAAAGTATTTAACGAATCAAAAACTAAATTATTAAACGAAGACCAAGTAAGACGTAAAGCTATTTTAATGGCAGAGAAAGAGGGTGTTAAACCTGAAGATTTAGCGTCTTATATTGATAACTTTGTTAAATATAACTGGAATAAAGATACAAGTGCTTTTGTTGATTACGTTAACAGAAACTTAAAGGAGGTTACTTTTACCGAGGAGATTGGTGAGTTTGCTGATCCTAACTTCCTCGAAAAAGGTAGCAGACACATCGAGGCGTTCTTAAATACATACCCACTACTAAAGACGGTATTGAATCCGTTTATGCGTACTGGTCGTAATATAACAAGAGGAGCTATGGCTTCTACTAATTCTTTAGTATCTGTTGCTGATTTAATTACTAAAACAAAAATACCGGGAACCAAAGATGCACACGAAACCCTTAAAAAACTATGGTCTAAGACTGCGAAAGATTTAGAGAGTGATGATCCTGTAATAGCAGCACGGGCAAAAGGTCAACAGATTATAGGAGCAGGTGTGATATTAGCTGCGTATGGTTTTGCTGAAGGTGTTGAAGATGTATTTGAGTTTGTCGGCACTGAAAGCCAAGATTGGAAAACAAAAATGAATATAAGGGCTGCTACGGGTATGCCTGAGTACACACTAAGAATAGGTAAAGAAGGGGAAAAACAGGCTATTAGTTTGGCGGCGTTGGAGCCTTTGAACACTATTTTAAGTATAACAGCTGACTTCAAAACACTTCACCACGGAACTGTGGCACAAAGAGAAGAAGCCCGTAATTTAATGGAAGCAGCAGCGTTAGCTATTACGAATAACATAGTAAATAAATCTTACTACAAGAACTTAGGAGACGCTATTAAACTTGTTACGCAAGCTACAGACAGTAAAGAAGCTACTCAAAGAGAAGCATTTAAGATATTAAAAGGATTAGGAAGCACATTAGTACCTTCGATTGCTAACACCGCTAACTATATGTCTGACGATGTTGTGCGTGAAAATAATAATCTATTGCAAGTCATAGCTCGACGTATGAACGGCTTATCTAAATTGGTTCCCCCTATGCGTGACATCTTTGGTGACGTACAAGAGAGAGGTATTAAGAAAAGAAAAGTAGGTGGTCTTGCTGTGTTAGTTCCGTTTGGTACTTTCAATCAAACAGGTTCTATTAAGAAATACGTAAAGATTGACCCTGATACTGGGTTTAGAACTTTAGATATTCCTAAGATAACAAGAACTACTGTTAGAAAAGAGTTAAGAGATAAAGGGACGAAAAATATAACTAAAGAACTTTTAGAGGAAGCATATCAAGCGAAACTAAGCGAAGCAGCAGCAGCAGTTGTGGTTGAATTAGGAGGCACGCATCACTTTAACGGTGGAACTTCTATATGGGAAAAAATGGACTTAGAAGAAATAATACACCCAGACACACAACAAAATGCTTTTGATCGTTGGCAAGAGTTAGCAAGTCAAATTAAGTTGCGTAATGGAATACCATCGAAAACAGGTAAGACATTAAAAGAACAAATTGTTTCCTCTGCCAGTCGTGCAGATTTTAAAATAAGAAAAGCTCCTAAAACAGCACTACCCGAAGGTTTTGAAGAATACGATGACAGGCCTGCTACTGTTTCTGATATATTTAGAGACTATAGAAATGCAGCTTTAGGACAACTAAAAGAAGAGTATCCTATATTAGTAGAACAAGTTGAATTTAAGCAGGAATTAACAGAGAAGTTAGCTAAACCCGTTAGGGAAGGTGAGCTAGAAGAACGACGTGAATTAGAACGAGCTTTGCCGGGTACTGAGTTTCCTTTGGAGAGTTATAAAAAGACACAACGACCGTCTAAACTTGAAGAAAGATTGATTCCTTTTAGAAACTAGCTTGAACTCCTCACTCAATAAGTAATAATATAATATCATGGCTAACACCTACGTAGACTATAACAGCGTCTCAGCCTCCGACATTACGGCAGGTTTTATCGTGACGTTCCCGTTCCTTGAAGAAATCCACATAACAGTAGAAGTAAACGGAGCAGCGTTAGCGTTAAACAATTACTCGGTATCTACTACATCAGGAGTCACTCGTGTGTTTCCTAGCTCTGGTGTTAATGCTGGTGACAATGTAAGAGTACGTCGTAAGAGTCAGCCTGACTTAAACCTTGTAGACTTTGAGAACGGATCGGTACTTACTGAGAGTGAACTAGATAGAGCGTACCAGCACAACCGTTTCTTAAATGAAGAAATAGGAGAACTGAATGACTCATCCCTACAACGGGTACAAGGTAGTCAGGACTTTTCTGCACAGAATCAAAACTTAAAAGACTTAGCTGATCCTGTAGACGCACAAGACGGAGCTACTAAGAACTACGTAGACGCACGTTCACTTAATGATTTTGACGGTTCTAAGGTATCTGGTGCTGTTGATATTAACGGTAATCTTTTAACAGGTGTA